GGTGTCACGGCTTTTGCTGACAGGCGAAGTTCTTGTTATACGGCAGAACAAAGAGAGCATCATCGCCGACAGCTTTTCAAAAAACGAAAGTGCTGTGTACGGATATGTTTTCACACAAGTCTCACGGGGGAACAGGTGCTTTGACCGAAGTTTCCGATCTGATGAGGTGTTCTACCTGACTTCGCCTGTTAATGCAAAGGAGATATGGCTTCAGGGGCTTATGGCTCAGTATGAAAAGCTGATGCGTTCAGCTTCCGAGCGTTTTGAAAAGGCTGACGGCGAGAGGGGAACGCTCAAAGTCTCGGCACTTGCAAAGGGCGACCCTGCATTTGAGACGACTTTCAAAAACCTTATGAACGATTACTTCAAAGGCTATTTCAACGCAAAAAATGCTGTTCTTCCGCTGTTTGACGGCTATGAATATTCCGCACAGACGAGCGGCAGAACAGGCACTTACACCAACGACACGACAGCAGTCAGAACCATTGCGGACGAAGCACTGGGCAAGGCGGCTCAGGCGTTTGGGATACCTGCATCATATATTCACGGCGATGCGGCAGGCATTTCGGATGCACAGTCTGCGATGCTCACCAACTGCATAAAACCCTTAGCGGCGCTCATATCTGCCGAGATCACCGCTAAACAGTATACCCTTGACGAGATAGCCCAGGGCGACAGAACGGAAGTCGATACGGGCAGTATCCTGCACCACGACATCATCGGAAGCGGCGATAAGCTTGACAAGCTGTTCGGTTCGGGCTGGTCGCACAACGAGATAAGGCAGGCGCTCGGTCAGCCTGTATGCCCCGAAAGCTGGGCTGACGAGCATTTTATCACGAAGAATTACGGAAGTATAGAAGAAGCGCTGAAAGGTGGTGAAACAGATGCGTAAAATGTGGGAGATAAAACAGTCGGCGGCATCTGCCGAAACGCTTGATATGTATATTTACGGCAGTGTTGAAAGCAACTGGTATGACTGGTTCGGAGATAAGCACGAAAGCGAGACTTCTGCCGAATATTTCCGTCAGGAACTTGCAAAGCACCCCGATGTAAAGAACATAAATATCTATATCAACAGCCTCGGCGGTTCGGTGTATGAGGGAACGGCAATATATAATCAGTTAAGGCGGCACAAGGCGTTCAAGACGGTGTATATCGACGGTTATGCCTGCTCGATAGCGTCGGTCATCGCAATGGCAGGCGACAAGGTGGTAATGCCGAAGAACACCCTGATGATGATACACGATCCGTGGGTCGGCGTTGTGGGGAATGCGGCACAGTTGAGAAAGGCTGCCGATGACCTTGATACAGTTGCGGCGGCAAGCAGGCAGGCTTATCTTGTGAAAGCAGGCGGCAAGCTTAAAGAGGACAAGCTTATTTCGATGCTTGAAGCTGAGACATATCTTACTGCCGAAAAGTGTATCGAATACGGGCTTGCGGACGAATATGCAGAACAGGACGCAGACCTTGAAGCGGCTAAGGCGGCTCTTGAAAGCGGTGTCGGTCAGAGCGATGACAAACAGGGCAGGCTCAGGGCTGAGGTGACACAGCTTGAAAGACTGCGCTTTGAAGCTGCGGAGCGGATAAAGCGTGAAGCCGCCGAAGAAGCAAGGCTCGAAATAAGACAGCGCCGTGAAAAGGCGGTGGCTGCGGTAATAAATTATTTTGCATGATAAGGAGGATCATTCTATGCAGAATCTGGATAAGATCAAGGAAAAGAAGCTGAGTTTGCAGACGGCTCTTGCAGAAGCTATAAGAGCCGCAGACGAAGAAGCTATCGGCAAGGCTATGGACAACTGGATGCAGTTTGTGTCCGACACTGTTATGTCAGAAGCTGAGGGAATGTCTGAGGCTGCTGACCGTTCGGTGCTTGCCGCAAGAGGTGTAAGACAGCTTACACGCAGGGAAACAGAGTTCTACGAAAGCTTTATCAAGTCGGCAAGGAGCGATGCTCAGACTGTTATCACGAACATAGGTTCAGCACTTCCCGAAACCGTTATAGACAGCGTTATGGAAGATATGAAGGCGGCTTATCCGCTTTTACAGCTTATCGACTTTACGAACACGGGCGCTGCGATAAAGTGGGTGCTGAACGCCCAGGGCGCACAGTCTGCAACATGGTCTCCACTTAACACAAGCATAACCAAAGACCTTGCAGGCGCTGTTCAGGTCATCGACCTCACCCAGAAGAAGCTGTCGGCGTATATGTTCGCCACACAGGATATGCTTGAACTGGGTCCTCAGTGGGTAGACCGCTATGTGCGTGCAGTGCTTGCCGATGCCCTCGCCTGCGGACTTGAAACAGGCATGGTGGACGGTTCGGGCGTGAACGAGCCTATCGGCATGACAAGAGCATTCACAGGCGCATTTGACCCCACTGCCGGTTACGCACGAAAGACCGCACTTGCTGTTACAACTCTTGACCCCACAGCATACGGCACACTTCTTTCCACACTGGCTGTTGACGGCAATACAGGCAAACAGCGTGCGGTAGCAAGGGCGCTCCTTATCGTCAACCCCGTGGACTATTTCACGAAGATAATGCCTGCTACAACTCTGCTCACCCCGAGCGGTCAGTATGTCAGCGGCGTTCTGCCTTTCCCGACAGATATAGTTCAGTCGGTGGGCGTTCCGAGCGGTCATGCGGTCTTAGGTATCGCAAAGAAATACTTCATGGGTGTCGGCACGGGCAAGGGCGGCAAGCTGGAATATTCCGATGAATACAAATTCCTTGAAGACCTGCGCACCTACAAGATAAAGTTCTACGGAATGGGCAGACCCTATGACATCAATGCGTTCCTGTATCTCGACATTTCGGGTCTGACACCCACATTCCCCACATTCAATACGGTGACAGAAACCCCTTGAATGCGGATCTGTCGGGGCTGACGATAGGTTCGCTCACACTTTCTCCGTCATTCTCGGCTGAGGTGACGGAGTACACAGCCACTACCACCAACAGCACTAACACTGTCACGGCGACCGCAAAGGACGAAAACACCGTGATAACTATCCTGAACGGCGGCACGGAAGTCGAAAACGGCACGCCTGCAACATGGGCTGACGGTGAGAACACGCTGACCGTTACGGCTGAAAACGGCTCGATAAGAAAAGTTTACACTGTTACGGTCACAAAGTCGTAAGGAGCAGGTTATCATGACGCTTGAAACACTGAGAACAGAACTTGATATAACATGGCAGGACGAAACCACCGACCGCCGTCTGTCCGACATTCTTTCAAGGGCTGAGAGCGTGCTGAACGGATATGCAGGCGCAGAACTCGATTTTTCGGACGAAAGCACTGCCGAAGCACAGCTCCTGCTTGACTGCTGCCGCTATATGTGGGAACACGCTTTTGACGATTTCAAGAAGAATTACGCCGATGAACTGATAATGCTCAGGGCGAACAGGGCGGTGAAAGATCATGCCGATGAAGAAAACACAGACCTTCAATAGCGGCGTTCTCGACATTTTCGGTGTCGGAGATAACGACTGCATCACGCCGACAGAACAGGGACTGAGGTTCGGAGAACGGACGGTAGGTTCAAGGCGTTTCTTTGAAAGCTATGAGTTCGGGCGCAGGGCTGACAGAACCGTCCGTATCCCTTACCGTGCGGAACTTGCCGCAAATTCGGTGGTCATAATCGGCACAAAGCAGTATAACGTTTTGCAGGCGCAGGCGATATTCGACACTTCGCCGCCCTGCACCCAGCTTACGCTTGAAGAAATAAGAGAGGGGCGGTACCATGAAGCTGAATGAACTGCTTTCGGAGACAGGTTTTCCGTTCAGCGAGGGCGAGTTCAGGTCGGAAGCAAAGCCGCCCTATATCGCATGGGAGCGAGAGTGTGACAGTGTGTTTGCGGACGGCGTTGCGGTCTTTACAAGTGAGTGGGCTGTTCTGCACCTTGTCCACCCAAAAAGCGACTTTTCAGCTGAAAGCAGAGTTGAGGAAATACTTACCGCTCACGGTATAGCATTTAGCAAGGAAGCCGAGTGGATAGGCGGTGCAAACCGTGTGTGGCTCGTCACCTATGAACTTGCAGAGGGGGCGGTCACGTTTGGCTGATAATTTTGCAGACGAACTTATGAAATATCTGAACGAATACACGAATGAAGTGAGCGAACAGATAAGCAGTGCCGCCGACAGGCTCTCAAAGCAGGCAAGGAAGGAACTGAAAAGCGCTTCGCCCGTCAGAACGGGGAAGTATTCCAAAAGCTGGCGGCTCAAAAGGTTCGGGGGCGGCAGGAGATTCCGCATAGTGCTGTATAACAACGAATACCGCCTTACACATCTGCTTGAAAACGGGTTCACTCACAAGCCCGACATGGCAAAAATAAAGGCACGTCAGCACATAGACCCCGTTCAGGAACGGCTGAACAGTGAGTTTGAAAAGGAATGTGAGAAGATCATCAAGGGAGGAATATGATCTATGACAAAAGCAAAAATGAAAAAAGGCATACGCCGTGTTGGTTTTGCACTCGGCACGATGACCGAAAACAGCATAACCTATGGCGCTGTGGAGCATCTTGTCACCACACAGTCGGGTGGCAGGGAATACACAGCCGACCCCAGAGGTGATTCGCAGGACGTTTACGCCGATTCTGTCAAGGTATACGGCGACACGGTAAATGACGGCTACGATATAAACCTTACACTGCTTTCTCTGCTTGACGGAGTGGTGAAGGAGAAATGGCTTAACAACGTCAAGACCGAAACCGGCATCGCAGAGTATGCCAACAGCGGAGAAAACCCGTACTTTGCGCTTGTACTTTATGAGGACACGTCTGACGGCGTGGGGCTTACTACTATTTATTACTGGTGTCAGGCATCGGGCAGACCCTCAGACAGCGGCAGAACAGCAGAGGGCGGAAACTTTGACTGGCAGTTCGCACAGGTGCCGCTTACGGCTTCGCCTCGTCCCACCGATATGCTCGTTAAGTATGAGATACCCGGCTTGGTGCTCCTTTCGGAGATCCCCGAACCTGATGTGACAAATGCTTCGATAAGCCTAAATAAGCACACTATAAGGCTTGCTAAAAGTGAGACCGAGACACTGACAGTCACTGTCGTGCCTGCCGGTCAGACGGTAACATGGGCAAGCAGTGACAGCACCACAGCGACCGTTTCGGACGGCACAATTACAGCCGAAGGTGTGGGCAGTGCAATAATCACGGCTTCGATCACGGTTGACGGCGTGACCTATAACGATACCTGCACAGTTATAGTAACAGAATAAAATGGGCAAAAAAACGCCCCTGCTCTTTTGACGGGGCAGAGGCGTTTTTTTTAGTTCAGACCAAGTTTTTCTATCAGTGCAGATTGTAAGACCTGTGAGAAAAGGGGTGCAACGTGTTATTCGGGCTTGTCACGGCACAGTTCATCAAGGAAAACGCCGAGGGCATCGGCAAGCTTGATAGCAGTTCCGACAGAACAGGTGTCACGGCGAATGACTTCTTCAACCGTTCGTTTTGGCAGTCCTGCGGCATCGGCTAACTGCTGAACGGTCAAGCCTTTTTCATTGCGTATTTTTTTGATGTTCATTTTCTCACTTCCTCTCTATGTTTGTATTATACCACAAAAATTAGTGGTTGTCAAACACTTTTGAAAAGAAAATATCCACAAAAATTAGTGCGAACGTTTGTTCAATTTTACAAAGGAGCTGATACAATGATAAGGACAGGCATACACCCTCCCGACATGAGCAAATCGGAGATAGGCGAGTATAAACGCATAATGCACGAAATGCACCCCGAAATAAAGGACGGTACGCTGGACATAACGCTTGACGGGGAAGATGTTCTGCTGGTGCTGTCGCCCGATGCTGTGCCGTTCCAGCGTATCAGGCGCATAACGGGTTATCTTGTTGGGGACGTGTCACGCTGGAACAATGCCAAAACGTCCGAACTTGCAGACAGGTTTAAACATGAAACGGACGGTTGAGATAGGCGGCAGGCGGTATACGCTTTGTGCATCGGTGTATACGATCGTGCTGTACCGTGGACTGTTCGGGCGTGAACTGCTCGATGACCTGCTGAGCGGTGAGGACGGCGCATATATCCGTGTGTTTTATGTGCTTGCCTGCGAGGGCGGCAGTGAACTTGCAGGCTTTGACGAATGGGCGGATAACACAAAGATAACAGCAGAGGACATGGCGAATATCATTCTAAGCGTGTCACAGCTTTGGACAGCCGCCGCAAGGGTATCACGCCGCAACAGGGCGCAGAATTCAGGCTCTGACGGCACGCCGTTACGCTATGATGAACTTTGTGTCATGCTGCTTTCGGTAGGGCTTAAACTCGATGATATGCACAGCATGACCCTAGGAATGGCGCTCGACATTCTTCATGAGCGCATTCGTAGTATACGCCGTGCAAACGGCGAGCAGGTCACTGACCCCGAGGAACAGTACCGCATAGCTGTCGGCAATCTTCCCGATGTCAGAGCCGCATATGAAGCAGGGACTGTCTCACGGGAAGATTACGAACGCTATATCGAAGCTATCAGACGTTGGGAGGATAACGAATGAACAAGAAGATACGGGGCATAACCGTTCAGCTGGGCGGCGAGACAACGGGGCTTACCAAAGCGCTTGAAAGTGCGGACAGGGCGCTCAGAGCCACGCAGAGCGAACTTAAAGCCGTACAGAAAGACTTGAAATTCGACCCGTCAAACGGCAAGCTTGCGGCACAGCAGTTCGAGGTACTTAAACAGGCGATAGAGCAGGCTTCCGACAAGCTGAAAATGCTGGAACAGGCGCAGGCTGACGTTGACAAGGCGTTCAAGAACGGCGATATAACTGCCGAGCAGTACCGTGAGTTTGAGCGTGAAGTGGAGCGCACAAAAGGTCAGCTTGAAAGCCTGAAAAAACAGCTTGCAGATTCGGGAAAGACTGCCGCCGACACTTCGGAAGAACTGGACAAGGCTTCTGACAGCACTGCAAAACTCGGTCAGAGCGCAGAGCAGTCGGGCAAAAAGCTTAATGATTATA